ATAGCTTTTGTAAGTGCTTCTAACGACTTGAGATCACCGAGGTACTCTTCAACAAAGCCTCTGCCATAGTCCTCTCCATCAATTTGGGTGTAGCGTAAAGGGAGCCACGGGGACTTCTCGATAGGATACTTACCCACACTTTCTTCGATGAGCATACCTTTGACATCTTGGTACACATTGAAGTGGTCGTCTTCTCTGATGATGGCGGTGTATAAGTCACAACTGTTTTCCTTCTCTTGTCTATACACTTCCTCTCTTACCGATTCAGGAAGCATCATAGGAGCTACTGTTTCTTTAACCGCTATATGTGTTACATTACCCATTGGGTCTCTCTTGATAACATAACGATCAAGCTTGAAGACACGCATACCGCCCTCATCAGGAAGATATAACAAAGAGTTACCAGTTACTAATAGATTCTTTAAAGCCTGGAAGATACCGTTCCTGAAGTTCTGTACTTCTACTTCCTGTGATACACTACGTTCTACATCAGCTAATGCTTTCTCTAAGTCAGTGCGTAACTGCTCTGCTCCTTCTGTTCCTAGATCAGCTTTAGCTTTATCTAATTCATAGCGATCTATAACAAGACGAAAGAACGGAGCGTTAGGTGGTAGTAGTGCTAACAATAGCTTAGATGCTAAGTTGTTAACTCCTCTAGCTCCTATACCTTGGTACGGTGTGTAGTACTTAGTGGCGTAGTTGTGTCCGTCAGGTGGTAGTACGTAAGGAAGTGTAAGCTCAGAAGCTGTACGACCTCTATCTAAAAAGGACCACCGCTGATTTTCCAACGAGTGATATAACCCTTGGGCTGTCTCGTGCATCTTACTCGCTAGGTGTCCACTCAGCACCACTTACGATAGCTTTCATTTCACTACGATTGTACTTAGTTAGACCGAACGCAAAGCTAGGTTGTTCACCTTCGTATTTCACGATAAACTTACTGTTATCCAATGAGTATCTAAGTGTGGATTCGCTCTCAATCACTTCACTAAAATCAACAGAAGATAATTCAGATGATGGTACTATTACATAATTCATAATATTAAGGAACTTGGGTAATAAATGTAGGACCGTTAACTAGGGTTAGGTTATTACTTCCCTTGTTGTCGGTAACGGTAGTTCCTGTATCTCCGTCCCCGAATCTCCACCAATGCGTAAGACCTGTGTAAGCATCTAAATCTACGGCTTTAGAACCTGAACTAGCACCAGTATTAGCTATGGCTGAAACATCGGAAGCAGATAGCTCTGTGCCTGTCCAAAGACCTATCTCATCTACATCGCCATCGAAGTAATAAGCTGTGGATGTTCCTCTAAAAAATGTACCGACAGACCAACTACCGTCCGTTTTATCTCCACCCTGTTGAGTGCCATCAATGTAGCATTTTAAAGTTGTGCCGTCACCTGTGATCGCAAAGTGATACCAAGTACCTGTCGATACAGCGGGAATGGTGAAAATTTGAGTACCCGCTCCCGTTCTAAAGTACATAGTATTACTAGCCCAAAATAACCAACCAAACTGATTTGCTGTTGTAGTGGTAACTCCGTTCTGAGAAGTGTTATCAAAGCGAAACCATCCTGTAATACTTTTACTACCTGTTATCGAAGTGAAGTTAGAGCCAAGCGTTGCATGGTCGTCAATCCCGTCAAGTGCTAGTGAGTAATTATTTACAAACGGAGGAGAACCTGCGTCACCTTCAATAACATAAGAGTTAGCTGCGGTAGGTATTACATTCAATGCTGCATATTGACCAGCGGTAGCTGTGTTCCCGTTGTATCCTACCACACTAGCTCCTCCCGAACCAACGACTGAAACAGTAGCTGTATTACTTTGAACTACTGTACAACTAAAGCCTGTGGTTAAACCGTTAGGAATTGTTACGATAGTGGGACTTGAGTTACTACAAACAATAACTTTACCGTTGTCGCTGTCGCTAAGTGTACGAGCGGTTGTCGTCTCTGCTACAGTACTAAAGAAAGCTGGACTAAAGTCTGTACTGGCTGAAGTAGCTGCTGTGCCGAGTCCACTGATGTCTGTGTTACTAAGTGTAACTACCCCATCTCTACCTGCTACCGATTGTACAGGAGCTTGTGCCATTAAATTAGAAACACTTATCCTCTTTGTTGTAGGTGTTCCTGTTGTATCATCTACTATCGGTAACACATCATCAGCTGCTGCTGTCGATAGTTCAGTTAGGTCTGCAAAAATCTTTTTATTAGCCATGAGTATTATGCTGGTTCAAATGCTATTGGTTCATTAAGTTCTGTTACTAGTATGTCTCCTGCTGGTTCTGTTAGTAAAGCTCCGTCTATTGCATCATCTACTCGTGCGTCAAAGCCGTAGAGTTCTTCGAAAGCTGGTCGTATGATGTTGCTAGGCAACGGTATGATGTTGCTAGGCTTTTCAAGTACTGTGAACGTGAGTGACATTATAAGGAGTCAACTGATCCAATGGCGTAAACGCTGTGGGTCCCTGCCGTATATGCACTTACATTAGCTCTTAGTTTTTCGTAGTGTCCCATATCATCACGCACCATGATCGACCCTACGGCTGATACTGATTGGCTATGTACAACATGCCATGAACTACTACCACTAAGGTAAGCTTCTATATCTATGGTTGCTGCTCCGGCTGATTCTGTGGCGATGATAAATGTCCATCCCTTAGAACGCTCAACCGAGAAACTGTTACCCGCCCCCGAAGCTGTAGCGGATGAGAGTAACGTCTTTTTATCAAGTGTGCGAAGGCTCATATATATTTATATTATTAGTTGTTATTGTGAAAGTTGAACACCTGTACCTGCTTCTCCTCCACCCATACTTAAAGTAGGACGACGAGTAGCAGTTAGCTGTTGTGTACCACGCCTCTGTTTCTTAGGTTGCATCTGTCTTTGAGTCTTAGCTTCCGAGGCGGGAGGGGGAGGTTTTGGAGGTGAAGCTGGCGGTGGTGCTGGCTCAGGCATTTTAGGTTGGCTGAAACACATGGTATTACTCTACTTGTTTAGTTACTATATTGTCTTGAAGTTGGTCGTCGTAAGTCTGTTGTAGGTAATTGATTACACTACGCTGTCCTACTTTATACCATATATCACGATCTGCGTCTGTCAACAGTGGACATTTATCAGGGAATAGTTTGTCAAGTTTATTGATAAGCTCCTGTGACAGAGTGGGTAGTACTATGTCTTCTTGGTTCATAACGGTATATTATCTTCAGTCCATACGTACACAGGAGTCATCTCTCCCATATACGCACCTCCTATGTTAAAGTCAAAATACTCTATAGCTTCTTCCATACTCATACCGTCTCTCTCCATAAGTATAGCTAACATACGTTCTATAGAATACACAACCCTTAGCTTCTTGTAGTCTGTACCTATTATACAGTCATTGAAACCGTCCACCCTTAATGCTTCGCTATCGTTCATAATTGTTGTATTAATGTTTTGAATGCTAGTTCGCAGGTGTCTGGTACTACTCCGTTGCCCAACAGCCTAAGTTCGTCCACCCTGAAGGTAGTCCTATTAGTTGACAGACCCACGCAGGATTGAGCTTCGGTGACCCTTGGTTCTTCCCACTCGTACTGTTGCTGACCGGGTCTTGAGGGGTATCTAGTCTTGCCAAGTCCCGACCCAAGCATTTCTGATTTGATTCGGTCGCTGTCCTCGCACCCTCCACATGATCGCTCGCTTGAGGTGTTGCCCAGTTCTGTTTCCGATTCATGTCTCCCCGCTCCCAAATCTTTTCCGCTATCTTTACTTCTTCGTTCAAAACTTTCCCACCCTTGCCATTCGGGCGACTCCCCCCTCCGGTTCGTGGCGTCGGCCAAGATGAAGACTCGTTTTCTTTGGTGTGGCGCACCGACTTCAGACGCTGAGAATACTCCCCACGTACACGAGTAACCTCTTTCTTCCAAGTCTCCGAGGACATATTTAAGTACTGATTCTCCGTCCCCTGTTTTAGCTGAGATGATTCCTTCAACATTTTCGAGGAAGACATATCGTGGTCGCATAACTGTAACTCCATCTGCGATCCAAGGCCACAAGTGTCGTGGGTCTTCTGTTGCTTGTCGTTTCCCTGCACTACTGAATGGTTGACAAGGGAACCCTGCACTGAGGATGGTAACTTTGTCACGTAGTTCTCGATACGGAAACTGCTTGAGATCCGTGAACACAGGACACGCATCCAATAGTCCCGCTTCCATTTTCGCAATAAGGTTGGCAACTGCATAGGCTTCGATCTCACAGTGAGCGATAGTTCGCAAGTTTGGAATAGCTCTTTTAAGTCCGATTCCGATTCCGTCGTATCCGCTGCACAAAGAGATGTAGGTAGGAACACTAGTTGTTTCATTGTTATTCACTTCTATATGTTATATCGTCCAGTTCCTTCGGGAGTTTACCGTTCTTGATTTGTTCTTCTGTCCACGCCCAAGCCGACGCATTCCAAAGGATAGCTGCCGTATGGTCCTCAGTACTATCGCCCTCCCCCAACGCCAACAGATGTCTAAAAATACTGTCATACAATCTACTTAGTGGGAAGCCTTGCTTCCAGTTGTTGTCTCCGTAAAGCTTTCCGCCATCTTCAAATCTTTTTGCGAGACTGCGTAAGGCGATTGGAGGAATAAGGCTGGGTCGTCCCCGTCCAATGTCCCCGTCACGTTTAGCCCC